CTTTTGGGTCGTAAAAGTTTTTTAAGATGTCGTAGTTTACTATCACATAATCACCCGACTCCCAAATTTTACCTTCAACAATCGACACTTTTCTATCGGTATAGTTTGCAATTTCTCTTTGCCAGTTAATCTTCAAAGACGCTGGACAAATAATCAAAGTTTTTTTAGAACCCGTTTCCAAGGCCGCAATAATTGTTGAGGTCGTTTTCCCGAGTCCCATATCGTCTGCCAAAATAAACTTTTTATTTTCAACCAATTTTTGAACAGCTTCTTTTTGATGTTCAAGTGGTGGACGATGAGAGTATTTTGAATAATCAATTACAACATCTTTAATAGAGTTGTCTTTTATAATTGCCGCCTTTGGTAACCAAAATTCATGAAGTTCTTCATTTTCAAAAAGTTTTCCAAATATGTGAAAGGATTTGTCTTTTTCCACCAATATTTTTTCTACATAAATTTCTTCAGGTTGACGGGTTAATAATTTGTCTTCCATCATCATTTTAGAAAAATATTTATCTAACGGAACCCATTTACGTGCTATCTTTGGTGTAATCTTATGGAAATCGATAATGTAGTCAGATTGAGGTCTTGTTATTTTGTAATGTTTCTGAGTTTCGACCTTTTTCTTTATTGATAATATATAATTATTATATCCTTCGTATGTTTCTAATATACGAAGTGCCCTAATTTCAGGTATGTTCGATTTTATTGACTGTTCCTGCATCCAATTAAATAAGTTTAAATATAATTGATTTTGTAGTATTTATCAATATGTCTGAGAGATTAGTTCCGATAACAAGATTAGAGAAGTTTTTTGGTCAAGAAGATTTTGCACTTGAACTTCAGATGGGTAGAGAATACCTAAATGGTGATTTAAATTTCACTTTGGTTCTCTATAGTGTTGATATACAAAAAACAATTAAAGATGATGTCTATGGTGAGGTTATTAATAATGGTATTCAATTTCTCCCACCTGTAGAATTTAAAGCCCTTGTGAAAATTAACGAGGCAACTAACCAATATATTAACGGTAGTAAAATAATGCAAAATGAACCTGGTAATATGACATTTTCAGTTTATAATGAAGAGTTACGAGAGTTAGAAATTGACATTAAACTTGGTGATTATATTGGTTATTGGATAAAAGAAAATGAAGTGAGGTTTTATTCAGTTATTGATGCTGGTACACCTGACTATGATAATAAACATACGTATGGTGGTTACAAAGGTTTTTATTATAGCTATACCGCAACACCTGTTAGTATAAATGAATTTAATGGATTATAATGGCATTACCACCTAAAAAAATAAAAACAAACATACAACTAACGACAGTCCCAACGGGGTTGGCTCGTCGTGAAGAGTTATTGTCTTTTATTACCAAAGATGGAACTTACTTACCTAAGTCTATTTTACATGCAGATTTAGATAGGGGTATGTTAGATTTCGTAAAAAATGATTTAAAGTGTGTTGTTGAAGGTGCTATTGTACCGTCAGTGGATGTTATTATTACAACACAAAATTGGGCTCAGTTTGCAGAGACTTGGAATTTCCAAGATTTAAACAGTAATCCTGTACCACCATTCATTACAACTGTTAGACAACCTGAGGTTAAATATGGTTCAAACCCTTCTTTAATATATACAATACCAAACAGAAGACAGTTTTATTGGGCTAAAGTACCAACATGGGACGGTCAAAGAAAAGGTATGGACGTATATAAAATACCACAACCAGTTCCTGTTGATATTACCTATCAAATTAAAATTGTATGTAACAGAATGAGAGAGTTAAATCAATTTAACAAGATTATTCTACAAAAATTTAGTTCAAGACAAGCCTATACATTCATAAAAGGAAGTTACATTCCAATCGTACTTCAAAACATTTCTGACGATTCTGTTACGGATGTTGATAAAAGAAAATATTATGTTCAGACCTACGAATTTTTAATGATGGGTTTTTTAATTGATGAAGACGAATTTGAAGTTAAGCCGGCAGTGTCAAGACTTATCCAACTAATTGAGGTCGATACTAAAACTAAATCTCGTAAGGTTAAAATTTCACCGTCTAGTAGTTCTACCGACGTTGTGTTTCAATTTGGTAATAATGACACTGGAATGACACAAACATTTAATTACACGGCAAATATTTTTCCGACAGGAAATGAAAATATTTCTAGTTGGTCAGCATACATTAACAATGACTATTATGGTGATGATGTTAGTGAAATTCAAATTAATACTGGCGATGTCTTAAGAATTGAAATTGTTAAGTATACTGCGGGTCAACCATCAACGTTGACTACAAGAGCAACACTTATTTAATCTTCACCGTATATATCTTTTTTTGGAGTACAGTTTTTTATAATCAATTGTTCCAAAAATGCATACATTTTTAATCCGTTTTTATCGCAATATTTTTTTAATATCTCGTGTGTTTGCTTCGATATTTTAAGATTCTTAATTTCTTTCATAAAAATAAGGTAGAAAAAAGGTAGATTTTTTTCTCACCATTTAATAAATATACATATAGAGTAAAGGTTTTTTCGTTTTTTTTCAAATATTTATACAAAAATAAATTCCGAAACTAATAAAAAAAAATGGCAACATCTAACAAGGTTTTCGTTTCTCCTGGTGTATACACATCAGAAAGAGATTTAAGTTTTGTAGCACAAAGTGTTGGTGTAACAACTTTGGGTATCGTTGGTGAGACTATAACAGGTCCTGCTTTTGAACCTATCTTCGTAGCAAACTACGATGAATTTACAGCACTTTTTGGTGGTACAAATCCGACTAAATTCGTAAACACTCAAATCCCAAAGTACGAGGCAGCATACATCGCCAAAGCGTATTTATCACAATCTAACCAATTATTCGTAACAAGAGTATTAGGTTTATCGGGCTACGATGCCGGACCTTCATGGTCTATCACAATGCAGGCAAACGTAGACCCATTAACAATTTCTGCAACCACTCAACAAACGTGGTCTGTAACATTTACAGGTTCAACTGGTGGTACTGTAACTTTTGGGACATTCCCATCACCAATTAGTACTTACATTGGTGACACCGTTACATTATTTAACGGAAGTTCAACTACAATGTCAGGTCAATTGGCCTCGTTCATTGTTTCTGCATGTACAACCAACTCATTAAGTGCTTCAACTATGGGTCAGTGGGGTATCATGTCAGCATCGACATTTAACTCTTATACAGGCGCGGGTTACACAAATGTAACTAATTTCTTAGGTACTTCAGGTACAACCACAGCAAATGCAAACTACACCGCAAGTACTATGGATACTTGGTACTACGCAGCATTTGACCCACAGTCAGGAGATAACTACGACGGTATCTCATTTAACTCCGTCATTGGTAGTAATTTTGGTTCAACATCAACACCAGGCTCATTCTCAGGTACAGTTTCGGGAACAGTATTAAACTTTGTTGCTACGGCATACACTGAATATAATGATGTTGTTGTAGCAACTTTACGTTCAAGAGGTTTGAACTCAGACTCAAGTGGAGGTCCTGTATACACAGTGTCGGGTACATCACAAGTCATAATGGACACAACAACAGGCTCATACTCTGACGTATTAGAAAATCCATTCGCATCTTTTGCTATTTCAGGTGTGACAAATGACGGAGAAAATTTCAATTTTGAAACATCATTCTCTACTTCTGACCCTGATTATATTTCTAAAGTATTTGGAATGACTAACTTTGGTAAACCAAGAATCGAAGTTCCATTATTCTTAGAAGAAACATTCTACAACTTAATGAATTGGAGTTATAGAAAAGGTTACATAAGAGGTTTAAACGCTTCTTTAATTTCATTACCATCCGCAAGAGAAGATAATGGCACTAACTCATCAATTGCTTGGTACTTGGAGCAATACCAAACACCATCAACACCATTCATAGTTTCTGAACTACGTGGTAATACTGTTTATAGATTGTTTAAATTTGTACTTATTTCTGATGGTAATACAGCAAACCAACTTGTAAAAGTTTCAATAGCTAATATGTCATTCAATAACATGACATTTGATATCATTGTAAGAGACATTTTTGATACCGATGCTAATCCTGTGGTTCTTGAAAAATTCACAAACTGTACTATGGACCCAGCGTCTAACAGTTTCGTGGCTAAAAAGATTGGTACTTCAAACGGTGAGTTTGAATTAAAATCATCTTTCATCATGGTTGAAATGGATGACGACGCACCTATCGATTCACTACCTTGTGGTTTTGAAGGATTTAATTTTAGAGAATATCAAGGAGCAAATTCACCTTTTGTTATTTTCAAAACACAATACAACTATCCAGGTCAACAAATTTGGAACCCACCTTTTGGAACGACTACAGGAAGTGATAACACTACATTATCTTCGGGCGATAACATAAGAAAAACGTATTTAGGTGTTTCTAACACAGTAGGTATTGATTATGATTTCTTCCAATATAAAGGAAAACAAAACCCAGCTAACTTATGTTGTGCTACCGATTCATTACCCTGGAATTATATTACTAAAGG